AGGGCGACGCTCAATGGAAACAGTTCCTTGTTGATTATAAAGAAGCAGGATCATCATTCACTTTAAATAAAGACATCTGGGCAAAGATATGCACAGATACATTTAAAGTAAATAGAGATATGTACCCAGCGTTAAAAATTATTATAGGTAAAGACTCCAAGGTTCGACTTGGAATTATCGAGTGGGCAGTTCTTGAAGAGCTGATTCAGTTTTGGGAGAACAACCAGTGACTATGTTTTTATTTGGATTAATGGTAGGATTTATTATTGGGTATCCAGTCGGACTATTCATTGACAAGTGGGATAAGAGGATTAAAAATGGCGGAAGATAAGAACACACTTCAATTAATTAGTGATATAACAGAGTTCAATGATCTGCACGAATATATGCAAGATGAGCACCTAGACAAAGCATTGGCTATTGTTGTAAAGCTATTGATGACACCAGATGTTCCATCAGCAAAAGCCCCTATCCTTATTATGGAACTTCAAGCAATGTCCACCAAGTTTGCCGTAATGTCTTCTGTGTATTCAACCATTGCTAAGGATAAAGCGGGAACAGTAAATAACAATAAAAAGAACGTTTATTATTCAGTAAAGGAGTCCATAGACAAACTTGTAGATGCACTCAAGTATGTCGTTAGGTACAACTCATAAATGGCTAGAGATATTGTAAAGAACCTTAAGTTTAAGAAACATACTGGAAAGTTCTTTGACCCAGAAAAGTTTGCGTCATTGCTTGACGAGTCATATCGTAATACCAAAAGAGCAGACGGACAGATGACAAAGAAGTCATTTAGCCCAAGCTCACTTGGATATGGGCACGGAACATGCCCTAGATATTGGTATATGGCTTTTTCTGGTGCAGTATTTATTGATGATAACGATGCTGTAGCGGTTGCCAATATGGCACAAGGAACCCAGGCTCACGAAAGACTTCAAAAGCTTATTGCTACAATGCCAGAATGGAAAGCGGAAGAAGAGGAGATAATTAATGAGTATCCCCCCATCAGAGGTTTTATAGATCTAATCATGGAGTACGATGGCGAGACTGTAATTGGTGAAATCAAAACGGCGAAGCAAGAAGTTTGGGACACCAGACAGTCAGAAATGAAGTCGTCAGCAAACCATATGCTTCAGCTATTAACCTATATGAAATTAAAGAATGCTAAAGAAGGATTCTTTCTGTATGAAAACAAAAACACCCAAGAGATATTAATTATTCCTATTTCAATGAATGATAAGAATAAAGCAATAATCGAAGAGGCATTTTCTTGGATGGAGCAAGTCTGGGATAACTTTCAAAATGGAGACCTACCAGTAAGGCCATCAGGATCAACTAAGTCAAAGATGCCCTGTACTTATTGCCCAGTTAAAAAGGAATGCTATGACAAGTCTGGTCCAGTGGGCACAGTAGAAATAGATTTATATAAGGTTCCTAAGATATGATTTGTGCTAATAAGGAATGCGCTAAAGATTTTATTGGGAAAACCCATAATCAAAAATATTGTACAGATGAGTGTTGCAGAGTTGCAACAAATAAAAGAATCATGGAAAAGTATTATGAAAAAAAAGCTATCAAAAAAGGTGCAGTCAGGTTATGTAAAACATGTAAATCTCAGCTTAGCAGATACAACTCAGATGAAGTTTGCTCTTCCTGTTTAAAGAAATCAAATTCTAAATCAAAGAAATTATTACAAGGAATAGTAGATGAAATTAGCTAGCCTCATAAAGACAAAAGCAAATAGGGTTTTAGGGATAGATGCCTCAACCAACTCTATAGCCTTTTGTTTAATGGAAGACGATATTCCCCTAAAGTGGGGAAAGATAAATCTTGTTGGCGAAGATATATATGAAAAAATTTATGATGCAAAAAACAAAATGGCAATGATGCTAGATGAATTAAAGAGTGATTATATTGCCGTAGAGGGTGCAATACTTGTCAGATCACCAGATGCTGTGATAAAATTGTCTTATGTCTATGGAGTTGTTATTGCTGAGCTTATGTCTACTGGTGCTAAGGTTATTACTATTAGCCCATCATCGTGGCAGGCGTACATTGGCAACAAAAATCCTACGAAAGATGAGAAGTCTGCAATAAGGTTGGCTAATCCAGGTTATGCTGAGTCTTGGTATAAAAATCAGTTAAGAAATATGAGAAAGCAAAGAACTGCTGATTACTTTAATAAAAAATACGGTTTAGAAATTATAGATTTTGATGTTGCAGATAGCTTTGGAATTGCACACTATAGCAACCAGGTGCTTACTAAGCGATGAAACTTTATCAAAGCAAAGATTGGCTATACAGAAGATACATAGTTCAAAAGAAAACAGTTACAGAAATAGGTAAAGAGTGCGGGGTCTCTGCTATGACTATACAGAGATATTTACAAGAGTTTGGATTGTTGAGAAAAAAATGAGTGAGTACCCAAATAAAGATGGCGGATACCAGGCTTGGATAACAGACCTTCAGTTGATTGCAACAGATGCTCCTTCTGGACATAAAATCATTAGAGAGTGTTTAGAGATTTCAGAGATGCTCATAAAGAAGAATATATCATATGGCAACTCTGCGCTTGATCCAATTCGTATATTTTCCAAGGCGGATTCAACAGAACAAATTCGTGTTCGTATTGATGATAAATTAAATAGAATTCAAAATGATAAGGCGTTTCCTGGCGATAATGATATTGATGATTTAATAGGATATTTAATTCTTCTTAAAATAGCCAATAAGTCCTAGTCAACTAAAACATGGTATAATTTAATTATGAATGAAATAGAGCCAGCGGTTCACTTTGACCGTATGAACAAGGTTGTAGAAGAGCTTTTAAAAGGTAATTCAGCAACTCAAATAGCTACACTTACAGGATTTTCCCGCAAAGAAGTTTTAGAGTATGTAGATGAATGGAAGTCTGTCGTGCATAACGATAGCAATATCCGTGATCGTGCTCGTGAAGCAATATCTGGCGCAGACCAGCATTATGCAATGCTAATAAAAGAAGCCTGGAAAACAGTAGAGGATGCCGATACGCAAGGAGCGCTTGCGGTAAAATCTGGCTCTTTAAAGCTAATAGCCGATATAGAGACTAAAAGAATAGCCATGCTTCAGTCTGTAGGTGTTTTAGAAAACACTCAAATAGCTTCTCAAATTGCAGAGACAGAACGCAAGCAGGAAATATTAGTTGGAATATTAAAAGAAGTGACTGCATCTTGTCCTAAATGTAAAATGGATGTTGCAAAAAGGCTCTCTCAAATTACTGGCATAGTTGAAGCAGTAATAATTGAGGATGCTGATGTCGTTTGATTTTTCAGATTTAATTGACATTTTAGATGGCGAAGAGTTTGAAGAAAAGCCAGTAGACCTTCGTACATTTGTCAACGACCCAAACTATCTAGGGCTCCCACCACTTTCAGATTATCAATACACTTTAATTGAAAAAAGCTCACAGATATATAAAGAAGCAACATTAAAAAAATTATTTGGAGACGAAGAAGGATCTATTAGATTTAAGCAAACGGCAAATGAAGTTGTAGCACAGCTTGGAAAAGGTTCTGGAAAAGACTACTGCTCAACAATTGCAGTTGCTTATATAGTGTATTTACTATTGTGTTTAAAAGACCCAGCAACATATTATGGCAAGCCGCCAGGAGATTCAATTGATATTATTAACATTGCTATTAACTCACAGCAAGCAAGCAATGTCTTTTTTAAAGGCTTTAGAAGCCGCATAGACAAATCCCCATGGTTCATTGGTAAATACTATGCCAAGGCATCAGAAATTCAGTTTAACAAGGCTATAACAGTGCATTCAGGGCACTCAGAGAGAGAGGCCTGGGAAGGCTACAACGTTTTAGTTGTAATCTTGGATGAAATTTCTGGCTTTGCAATTGACAATACAACTGGCCACGATCAAGCAAAAACAGGTAGTGCAGTTTATGATATGTATAGAGCATCAGTAGATTCCCGTTTTCCAGATTTTGGTAAAGTTATTCTTTTATCATTCCCTAGATTTAAGAATGATTACATACAGCAAAGATATGATGCGGTTGTAGGAGAAAAAGAAACTGTAATTAGGGACCACAAGTTTAAGATGTACGAGGAGCTCCCAGACGGTACAGAGGGAAATGAGTTTGAGATACAATGGGAAGAAGACCATATCATATCTTATAAAATACCTAAAGTATATGCAATTAAGCGCCCAACTTGGGAGATTAACCCAGTTAGAAAAATTGACGATTTCAAAACAGCATTCTATACAAACCCGACAGATGCGCTTTCAAGATTTGCGTGTATGCCACCAGATGCAGTAGATGCATTTTTTAAATCTAGAGAAAAAGTAGAGAAAGCTTTTAACGTCGGATCGATTGCAGTCGATAACTTCGGAAGACTTGAAGAATGGTTTCTCCCAGACCCAGATAAAAAATATTATATACATGTAGACTTAGCACAAAAGCACGACCATTGTGCTGTAACAATGGCGCATGTTAATAAATGGGTTAATGTAAAGGTGACTGACACCTATTCGCAGCCAGCTCCAATAGTAGAAGTTGATGCTGTAAGATACTGGACTCCAACCCTAGACAAATCAGTTGACTTT